AACGTCGCCAACCTTACCACCCACATACGATACCGCAGCGGCTTTAAGAGCGTCATCAAGGTCGCCCCCTTTGGCTATAGTAGACGCGCCGTTGATAAGTGGAACAGCCCATGTGTTACCTGTAGCGACTGCCGCAACCGTGGCTATAGTAGTAATAGGGTCATCAACAACGGCTTCGATTACATCGCCAACACCTTCAACAACAGGTTCGATTACTTCGTCTACAACCCACTCAACAGCATCACCAACAACGCCGACTACATCTTCAACAATGTCTACGGCACCCTCGACTACATCCCCGACGAGATCAGCCGCGCCGCCAAGAATATCTCCGGCGACATCAACAACTTTTTTAGCGACGTTGACGACTGCTGCCATGTTACATTATCTCGCTTAGAGGCATTTTACCCAAGGTGACATACGCGCGAGAACCGCCATCTGCTTTACGCCCTACAGCAATCTCGCTGTCACCTTTGTCTGTGTACCGTTTCCATGTCTTGAACGCGCTATCATACACGTCGCCGTCGTAATCAGAGACGTATCGTTTGACACCTATTCTTTGCATATGGGTAAAATACTTTAACCCGTTGGCTATAAAGTTTTGTGCGGTGTCTATATTAAACGCGCGACCCCACATCAAATCTTTGTTCTCTCCCTTGCCTCTATGGCCGAGAAAGACAGTGTTTCCTACTTGCACCATGTCAACGTCGTCCATGGTCATCTCTTTTGCGATACTTGCCATAGCAGCATCTGGGGGTACCCCACCTAAATCAAGCTCTTTGACTACCGTAGTAATAACCGTAGGGGCGGGTAACGGTCTTTCTTTACTATCGACAACAGTTAACATCCTACACCTCCGTAGAAAATATTGCCGCAGAGTATATATTACCCATGCCAGCGGCTAGACTAAGGAATGGCCCTCGTGGGGCTGGCGCATCGTAGGACAAGAACACGTCATCGTCTTCGGTCCTATTGAGGATTTGTGGTACAATACCGCGTTTCATGTCATTTAGCAACAGCCCTGTCTCTAATAACCCACTAGCACTCAACGTATGTCCTATACGCGGCTTGTAAGATGTAGCTACAAACTCATTAAGACTTCGTAGTACCGCGGCTTTTTCTGCTTTATTGTTGGCATCTGTACCAGTGCCGTGAGTTTTTACAACCTTTATATCTTCCTTACGTACTCCCGCTACATGTAAGGAACCGTCTATAGCCTTGGAGTAACCTTCACCATCGGGGCGCTGCCCAAGAGGGTTTGTGTTGTTCTCTGCAGCCGTATATGCACCGAGAAACTTCGCCATAGGTTCGGACATAGCCGCGTGTTCTTTTTCAAACACCGCAAGTGCTGCCCCCTGACCTACATGAAACCCTGTGTTGGTGCCGTCAAACGCGGAAGGTTTACGCTCTGGCTCTTCTGATAACTGAATGCTCGCCTTGGCGTCTCCAAAGAACTCCAGTGAAGGAATACATACAGAATCTTCACCTGCTAACACGATCACACGGTCAAACCCATAATGCCAAAACAGATTCTGCATATCCATAAGCACTTTTAAACTAGAAGCGCAGGCGCTAGCGTCCGTAGATACGTGGTCGTGCACGTGAAACATACTGGCAATGCGCCCTGCGTAGATGTTGGTGAGCGTAAGAAACGGTATCTTGGTCTTGTAATGTAATTCTGCGTCGGTGTTTCGATCATATCGTCCACTCGTACCCATCCAGCCCTGACTACCCGCAGCAAACATAAACGCTGTCTTACCCGCCACAGGGTTGTTTACAACATAATCTATTGTTTTCTGGAGAATAACTTTATCAAACGCCTTGTGTGGGGGGTAAAACAACCCTGATTTGGCGCGTCTAAAGGTGTCTTTTACGATGTGTACGCTCTGCGGAAATGCTATATCTGTGTAAGTAGTTTTTTCCGTAGTACACAGTGTTTCACAATGTGTCATGTATATCATGTGACAGACTCCATAGCGGCTTTTACGGAGTCAAAGTCTTTGTTTTTGTTCTTCAACATATAGTCTCGCACTTCGCGTAGGGAGCCTACAGGAATGTTGAAGTCTTCTGTTTCTGGTATGCCGTATATGTCAGATATAAGCACCAGAGTGAGAGTTACGTCTAGGCTATCTAGCCCAATGTCTTCTTCTTTAAGGGAAATATCTAGCGTTGTGGGTTTTGTGTAGTCGTCTAAGTGAAGTTTAGTTTCGCGGACGCAAGCGTCGAATAGTTCTATAAAGTCCATTTTGCACCTATCTGTTAAGGGTGCCTATAGCCTACAATAAAAGGACATCCCCTACAAGTTACTAACAAATGATACCGCTACAACCGCTGAAGGTATGCCCGGGTGGGGGCTTGTTGCCACCTCAGTATGTAGGTTGAGGTCTGTATCGTCAGTGGCCCAGTACATCTCGATATACTGCCCTGCAGTCAAGTCGATAGAAAAGTTCCAGTGGCTGACCTGATAGTCGTCACCCTTAATCGCTTGGTGTTGCCCACCATAGGGTTGGTCAGTTCCGTTTTTGTTGATCCACACAAATAAAGAACATGCCGCGCTATTATTTTTCTCCAGCTGCAGAGTGACTTGGAAGTTATAAACTCCATCAGACGTCACAGTAATCTGTGTATTACCTGCACCCGCTATACTTACCCCGTTACCGATATAGGTATTCTCGAACTCCACAGGGTATCCCGTGTCCACCACCGTGGCGCTCTGATCCGTTGTGCTGTAGAACAAGCCGCGAGGCATGTATAGAAACTTGCCACCATCCTCAGTGCTAAGTAAGGTATTCAATGAGTTTACAAGGCGGTTGAAGAATAGACGTAGCACGTTGCTATTCTGATCCATGTATGGACGTTCGTACCCTTCAGGCGCTAGAGGAAGCGCGGGTGTGGCTACCTTGTCGATTTCGTTAGGCATTACCTTCTCCCGTCAGGGCGCATGTCAATCCTCGGTGCACCGAGCTGCCATGTAACACCTTCATCAGTAGACTCTACCTTCATTGCAAGCTGTCTACCGCGCACACGAGTGTATATCTGCCCCGTGTATTCTTCTACAGGGAGCACAGCCGTACGTGTTACCGTACGTGAATTACTACCACCTTCAGACAAAGGATTGTTGTATCCAGACCCAGAATTGGCAAGTGGTAGTAGCGTCATAGTCGCACTAGGTGAGCCTGCCGTGGACCCATCAAACCGTATGTCAGGTAGGATACGCCATATAAACGCGAACTGGTGCCCATCTTCTAGGTCAAACTCTGCAGAGGCTACATACGCGTGAATTGGTGCTGTGGTACCTGTCTCGTTGTCATCTACACCTTCCTCGTGGTTCACAAGGTTGGATGAATAAGTAGCCGCAAGCGGTTTGCCGCGCAGTCCAGAATCAAGCCACGCGGTACGTGCCATAGTGCCATAGTACCAAATATCTTCTAGGTAATTATACACCACATAGCGATCTATGTTTGTTTGGTCGGTAGAACAATAGAACCACCACACTTCGTGGTATGACTCGTTGGTACCCGCGAACACTTGGTCATACTGCTGTGTGTTAAAATCGTTAAAGATAAATTTGCGTAGATCACAGCGTAGAGGTTGGGTACGCCCGTCATACTTATAAAATTTATCTTTGCCCATCCAATAGGCTACGCCGTTAGCATAAGCTACACAGTTTTGTGACGCTGTAGATATGTTTTCACCTACAAGCTGTGCAGACCATACTACAGGAGCGCCTACATACTGCATGGAGTACAACGCCGCATCAGTCCATACAAGAACCTCTTGCCGCGCTTGTTTAGACGCTATGATTTCGGTGCCACGAGATAGTGTGAGGAATCCTGCCTGTGACGTAACAGAGGGTGTCCAGTCTACCACACTACCTTGATCTGACCACCGCACCAGCATAGGGTTGACTGTGGAGCTACCGAACTCATTTGCACCGAACGCGAAGACAAAACGGTTTATGTCGGATATTTCAAGGATATTCTGGCTGGTGGGTACGTTGCTAGCGCCGCTAAGAGTTGATAATTCTACACCACGAGATGTTAATCCACTCGTTGCATCCCAGTAGTATATTGCTCCCCCACGAGGCCCAAAAACAAGGTCTTCACCAAAGTTAGACTGGCTCCACAAGCGAATAGACTCTACAGATGTTTCGCCTACGCCCCAAGTACCGGAACTCCACGAAGACGCGCCCCAACCTGTCAGCGGGATAGCAAACGCGGTACCTACGTTAATTTGATACGCAGCGGTGACTGTACCACCACCTGTTGCACTAGAAGAAGCTGCTGACCCTGCGTCTATTGTATACTCGTTAGTCGTAGTGGTTAATGTTATTTGGTATTCACCGTTTAGTGTAAGTCCACCTACGGCACTGGCACCGCTATAAGTAACAAAATCTCCGTCTACGTACCCACCGTTAGCATCTGTGACCGTAACAATAGGAGAACCAGAAGTCGTCTCGAACGGGTTTGTCAGAACAACAGTGTCACGGAGTGGAGTGATGTCGGTATACGCACCGCCGTTTTCGATGTAGTATTTAAGGTTGGTGCCAACCGCAACATAGTTGATGCTACCTAGTGTAATCCAGTTCCACAGCGACCTGCACACCCCTTGAAACGTAGTAGAGGATATACGTTGCCAACCACCTATTTTCTCAGGTGTACCCTGTCGAAAGCGTATCTTATCGCACTCGTACCAGCCACCTTCGCTTGTATAGCGTGTGTTCTCGCGGTTCACACCAGATTTTAAAAGCAGCTTCTTTAAGGGCATCAGAGGTCTCCATTTACTAAGGTACTACACCATACTCCTAGTTTAGTCCATCAGTTCAAAGTGTGGGCCGTCGATAAACGGACGCTTTCCTTGGCTACGGCGCAAGTCAACATAGGCGTTCATAGCCTCTTCCATTGTTCCATCCCACTCTCGGATGTCATTGATATGCCAAGCTGCGCCCCACCGCACGGCCACGCCCACGTCAATAGCTCCCTGCTTCACAGCATCCGCAAGGTCATCGTACAAATTCAATTCCCACGATCCCCGCGAACCCACATAGGCCATGAGGTCCAAAGCGCGGCCCTCAATGTGTTTGGACTTCATCGTTTTCGATGCGCCCTTTTTGACAAGCTCACGTTGTTCTCCGATGGTTCTTAGTCCACAGATTACACCAAAGTCGGTTTTTGTGTGCCCAATAGCTGCTTTTGCAACGGCTACTAACCGCTCGTCTACGCCTTCCATCCGGTCAAGGCTGCGTTGTGATAGTTTAAAAGTCATTTCATCCCGCCTTTCATGTCCATGATCCCATTGTGGTCACGGTTAATGTATTTGAAATCGTTTTCAACCAAAGCTATTCGCTGTTTGAGCTTGTTAATCTCATTAATGGTCATCGCCATGCTCGCATGTTCATCCCAAAGTTCGTCTATATCATCCCAAACACCTTCTATTTCTTCAGCGTTAGACTGCACATCGCGCTTTAGATTGATGTTGTCTTCGATAGCCATGCGTGAGCCGATCTGGCCTACTGTCTCCTCAAGGCTGGCAATCGTAGCCGCCTGCTGAGAGACCCACCATACACCCGCCGCTAACTGAACGGCCATCGCTGCCACAAGGGCGAGTGGGAGTTTAACATTATCCACGAGAAGATTTCCTTTCCCAAATGTATAACAGCGCCGCCGCTCCTAGACCTGTGCAGAACGCCACCATCCATTCTGGCCCGAAGTGCGTAGGATGCACGATGAGGTCCGCACCCATGGTCAAAGTTCCTGTAAGCCAAGCTGACAGCATGGTGGTCTTTGGGTCTTTCCCTGTGAGTGCAACTAGCCCGTAAGCAAGACCACTGATAGCGCCCGTTTTAGAAGCTGTAACAGCATGGCTCCAGCTTAGAACTGTCAAATCACCCTGAACCATGCAGATCATGCAGGCGGTCCATGCCATGACAAACTTTTCTCTAAACTGTATGAGCGCCTTATACATCACTTCCTCTTAAACAAAGCCTGCGCACCCCGGACACCGAAGCTCGCGCTTATTGCAATACCTAAGCTGTAAAAATACCAGTCCGGCGCTTTGTTAAGCTGCTCAAACCCACGATCTACCCAGCCTTCTGCACCGGGGATGAAAGCTAAAATCAACGGGATCGACAGCACAATTACGAACCACTCGTCTTTCCATGAGGACTTAGCGCCCTCGGCCATAATGCGCTCCCAATCGGCAACGCTAGTCTTTTCAGAAAGAAGTATCTGTGCCTTGGCTTTAGCCTCGGTTAACTTTAACTCGGCAGCGGCAGCGTTCTTGTCAGCTTTGCCTTGAAGCCAAGACCCCGCAAGGTTAGCTACTGGACCGATCAGAGCTTGAAGCATTTTTACTCTCCATTGCGTTAAAACCAAAGTACGCCGCAGCAATGCCTGAAGCGCCAATTACATACACAGCCGCGATTTCAGCCATCAGTTTCGCAGCGGTGTCTAAACCCACCACAGAAGCCACTAGGATGACCAAAGGGTAAAGGATCATACCAGATAGCGCAAACCACGTCATGCGCCTCTGTGCGTCTCTCTTGGCGTCTGCGTCTTCCATACGGCGGCGACGATCCTCTAGCATGATCTCATGCTCAACCGGATCAATCTTTCCGTTCCCGTTCAGATCATACTCATTCGGCATCTTCTATACTCCTTGCAGATGTCTCTGCTACTCTCTTGTCTGACGTTATTATAACGATCTTTCCTGCTTTGTCATATACAACGTATTTTCCTTGTTTATTCTGGTATAACCTCAAAGCAATACACCGTAGTTTGACTGGTGGTTATCAAGACTTTTGCATCTTCAAGAGCTTCTCTACACTCGTTTTCAGTGGTAAACTGATTAAGTTGATAATGCTCAATGTTGTTATTCATAACTTGGAACCATACCAAAAACCACATCACCACTTCCCCTGACTTCTACCCATGAAATACAGTACAATAGCCAAACCAATGATGCCTGAAAGCACAAGCAAGATACCTACGGTCCACTCTATTAAGGCGCGTTTAAACTCTTCTTTCCTGTAAATTTCTTCTTTGCGCTTTTTCCTCATCTGAGCCTCGATTTGTAGCACTTCTTCCCAAGCCGATGGACCATACTGAAAACTAATGAAGCTCTTGATTTCATTGCGCATTTCAGACATCTTTTTTCTTTGCGCAAAGATTTCGATGGCGCTATGCGTGTCTGATCCTTTAAATTTATACCACGGGGGGTTCTTGATTTGCTCTTCGGCAAAGGCAAAATCACTGCAAGCCTTGCCCCATTGACCAAGCTGACCCGTAATATCTTGCAACTCACGGCCTACGGAAATGCCCTGTTTGATAGCGTTATAAGCGGATGTGGCAAGGCCAACGGCTGTAATAGGATCAATCATGTGTCCATGTACCTCGCAGGGCAGTAAGCGTCTGGGTGCACAACGTGTCGTTTATCGTACCACTGACCGTTCTGACCACCCGGTGCGCCGCAGTCGT